CTGTGCTTTCTCCCCCTCCCCGGCCTAGTCAGGGCCGATTCGACCCGATTTCGACCGATTGGAACCGACCGTGCCAGCTGCAAACCGATCGAGGGGCTATTTCGCGCCGGGTCCGCCGGGTCGCACCGGGCAGGCGGCGAAGAAGTGGCTTGCAGCGCGTCCCGAGGCCGATCGGCTGTTGGGTGCGCTGCTGGTGGACATGGCCGCGACGATGGACGGGTGCCGGCGGATGCAGGACCCGAAGTTGCTGCTGCAGGCGTCGAAGGAAGTGCAGCGGCTCATGGCGCTGCTCGAGCCGCCGGAGTCCGGTCGTGACGTCGGTGACCAGGATGCCGACGCCGGCGGGGGAGGTGCTGCGAGCGCCGATCCGTTGGCCGGCATCGTGGGGAGCGGCCCCGAGGTTCGCGACGCCGAGGACGCCGAGTAGGCCGACGTACGGGCCCGAGGTGGCGCGGATCGCGAAGGTGCTTGGTGGTGGCCGTGAGTTGTTCCCGTGGCAGCGGTTCGTCGCGGACGTGCTGGGCGAGGTGCTGCCGTCGGGTGAGTGGGCGTACGAGGAAGGTGTGATCCTGGCGCCGCGGCGGTCGGGCAAGAATGTGTTGGTCGAGTCGATGGTGGTGAGCCGGTGTAGCCAGCCGTCGCCGGCGTCGGTGTGGATCACCGGTCAGTCGCGAGACAAGGCGGTAGCGCGGTGGCGCGAGACCCGTGACGAGCTGGTGGCATCGCCGCTGGCGCCGGTGATCCGGTCGAAGATTTCCAACATGAGCGAGGAAGTTCGGTTCTCGACGGGCAGCACGTTCAAGCCGTTCTCGCCAAACGAGGACACGATGCACGGCGAGACGCCGTCCGACGTCTACGTCGATGAGTTCTGGTCGTTCTCGATGCTCGAGAAGAAGTTGCTGCAGCAGGGCTACAGGGCTCAGCGGTCGGTCGCGCCGATGCGGGAAATCAAGCTCACGACGGCCGGGCGCGCGGGCCGGTCTGGTTGGCTCGAGCATGATCGGCGGCGGGGCCGGGAAGCGGCGATGAATGGGCGGACGTCCGGGATCGCGCTGTTCGAGTGGTCGGTGCCGGAGTCGACGCGGGATTTGGGTGACGACACGGCCGAGGTGATTCGGCGTGTGTTGGCCCATCATCCGCGGGCCGGGTTCGGGTTGCGAGAGTCGGTGATGCTCGAGGACTTGGCGGACTGGGGCCGGCCGGAGTTCCTGCGGGCGTATGGGAACCTCGACGATCTTGAGGGCGATGCCGAGTCGGCGATTCCGCCGGCGACGTTCGATCGGGCGCGGGACACGGCGCGGGACATGACGCCGCCGGACGGCGCCCGGGTTGGTGTGGGGCTCGCGCTGGACCCGGACCGTCGGGAATCGTCGGTGTGCCTGGCATGGCGGGACAGTTCGGGTGTCGGGCATGTTCGCGTGGTCGAGGTGGGTCCGGGTACGCGGTGGGTGACTGGCCGGGCCGCGGCGATGGTCGAGGAACACCCGGATCAGGTGGCGGCGGTGGCGGTGACGAATGTCGGGCTCGGACGGGATGCGGGGGACGCGCTCGAACCGAGGTTGGGCGAGGTGCTGCAGCGTGTCGCGGTCGCCGATTCTCACGCGGCGGCGGGCCGGTTCGTGTCTGAGCTCACCGAGGGGCCGCGGGTGCTGCACGATGGTGTCGTGCAGCCGGAGTGGTCCGAAGCGCTACGTTCCGCCGAGGTTCCGCGGGGTCGAGGGTGGCGGATTCGGAAGGGTGCGCTTGACCCGGTGACGGTGCTCGAGGCGGGTTCGTTGGCGCTATGGGCGGCGGATCACCTTCCGGCCGTGGCGGCGCCGCCGGCGCCGTTCCGTATCTACTGATTTTTCAACCAGACAAGGGAAGTGGGCCGAAATGAGGGGTTCGACATGATTGGAATTGGAGGTGGGATGCAGCCGTGGAACCGTGTTGTGTTCCCGTCGCCGGCGCAATGGCCTATGACCGAGGATCGGGCCCGTTCGATTCCTGGTGTCGGCCGGGCGCTCGGGTTGATCGCCGGCATGGCCAAGCAAATGCCGCTACAGGCTAGGCAGGGAACGGAACCGCTTCCGAACACGATGCTCGAGCAGCCTGACCCGACTGTGTCGCGGTCCTGGTGGGTCGGTGTGCAGGTTGAGGATTACCTGTTGCACGGCAACGCGGTCGCGGTGGTGACGTCGCGGTTCGCGGATGGCTGGCCGGCGTCGGTGGCTTGGGTGCCGGCTCGACAGGTAACGCTCGAGTGGGATTACGCGCGGCGCGAGCCGACGTACCGGGTTGACGGGCGGGAAGTGTCGTCGCGTGACGTGATACATGTTCGGCGCGGCGCCGATCCGACGTTTCCATATCGAGGGGTCGGCGTGGTGGAGCAGCACCTAGGCACGTTGGGCCGGGTGTCGGCTCAGGAGCGTTACGAACAGGCGATTCTTGACGGGTCGGCGGTGCCGTCGGTCGCGGTGATCACGCCGAACACGGACCTGTCGCCGGCCGAGGCCGAAGCGGCCAAGGAATCGTGGCTGGACACGTTCGCGGGGCCGGTCCGGTCGCCGGCGATTCTGCCGGCGGGCACCGAGGTGAAGCCGCTCGCGTGGTCGCCGCATGACTCGGAAATGACCGCGGCACGGCAGCTGTCCAAGTCGGACCTGGCCGACATTTTCAACCTCGATGGCTACTGGTTGGGCGCGTCGACGAGCAGTTTCACGTACCAGTCGCCGGGGCCGATGTACGTCAACCTTATTCGGCAGACCGTCGCGCCGATCCTCGAAGATTTCGAGGGCGTCTGGACGTTGGAACTGGTTCCTCGAGGGCAGAAGGTCAAGTTCGACCGGGCGCCGGTGCTGCGGGACGACATGACCACCGAGGTTTCGACGCTGAACGCTGCAGTCAAGGATGGGCTGTTGACGTGGGAGGAAGCGCGGGAACACATGCAGCGGTCGACCGATGCGAAGTTCAAGCCTGACCCGGCCGCGAAGGTGCCGTAGCAACTGAAACCGTTCGCCGGCGTGGAACCGGCGCCGAACGACACCGAGGCCGACCCGGCCGACGAGAAGGGGAAATGATGCACACCAGGGATGCAGCTGCGACACCGGAACTGCGGACGTTCACCGGGGAACTACGGGCCCTCGAGAATCAGAAGGGCTCACGGTTCATCGAGGGGCGCGCCGTGCCCTACGGCGTGTGGGAGGACATTGGGCCATTCGACGAGCAGCACGAACACGGGTCGATGGCGAAGACCATCCGGGAAGCGGCGAAGTCGCTTCCCCTGTTGCTGTTCCACGATGCTCGACGGTTCCCGGTGGGGAAGGTTGAGCGGTGGAAAGACGGCGCGGAAGGGCTCGATGCCGTTTGGCGGATGGACACCGCCGACGACGCCGCCGAGGCTGCCCGGCTCGCCGGCGAAGGGATGCTGACCGGCCTGTCTATCGGGTTCGTTCCGATCAAGTCGCGCCGGGAGGATCACGAAGGCCGAATGAGGATCACCAGGACCGAATCGCGGTTGCTCGAGGTGTCGTTGGTGCCGGTGCCGGCGTACGCCGGCGCGTCGGTGACGCTGATTCGGTCGAGGGATGCCGACCGGATGCGCGCCGAGGCTGAGCCGGTCGAGTGGACGCCGTCGGGCGAACTGCAACATTGGAAGCGCGTCCGCGAATCGCTGAACCGAGACTAGGTGCCGCCCATTGTGTAGCCGTCATGGCTACACTTGCAGCGAAGCCAGCCGGAGACAGCCGGGCCGGGCCGCCCAATCAAGCGGGCACCCGGGCGCGGGAGTGGCCACCACTGGACACGGAACAACCAACTACGTGTCACAGGAAGGTGGCCATTCTCATGCCTAACCCCGTACTCACCCGACTGCTCGAGCAGCGCGACGAGCAGACCACGTTCATCGACAATCTGCTGTCTCAGGTGGAGACCGACAAGCGCGACTTGGTCGACGCTGAGCGGCGCAACCTCGAGGCCGCACAGGAGCGGATCAAGCAGATCGACGATCAGGTGAAGCCGCTCGAGGAATTCGAGGCGACCCGGTCGGCACATTCCCAGTCGGCGAACCGTCCGGCACCGACCAACCGCGCCGATTCCGGCGACGACGGCGAGCACCGCGGCGGCGGTGAGCGTCGGAACCTGTCGGTGCAGGACCGCGCGTCCGCACCGTTCAAGACGTCCGGCGAGTTCGTCGCGACCCAGCTCCGAGCCGCCGGCAACCCGCAAGCCGGCGTCGAGCCGGACGCCGACGCGGCCCGCCGCATGGCTGAATACCGGATCGCTCACCAGACCACCGCGGACACCCCCGGACTGCTGCCCGTCGAAATCGTCGGGCCGATCCACAATGACCTGGACGCGGCTCGACCGTTCGTCAACTCGATCGGCGCCCGCGACGGTGGCCAGTCGAAGGGCAAGAAGTTCCTCCGCCCGTACGTGACCCAACACACTCAGGTTGGCAAGCAGACCGCCGAGAAGTCCGAGCTGCCGTCGCGGCCGCTCAAGATTGACACCCTCGAGTTCAACAAGGAGACCTACGGCGGCGCGCTGAACGTGTCCCGGCAGGACATCGACTGGACGTCGCCGAGCGCGTGGGATGCCATCATCAATGATCTGCAGGACCAGTACGGAATCTTCACCGAGGACGGCGCCGCCGCCGAGTTCAATTCGCTGGTGACCGAGGAAGTCGAGCTGGTCGACACCACGTTCGAGGGCTACGTGGACGCAATCTACGACGCCGCCGCGCACGCGATGACCGCGGGCGGCACCAAGCGCGCGTCGGCGCTGCGGATGCCGAACCACATCTGGACGTCGGTCGACATGTGGGGCGAACTGGGCAAGATCATGGCGAAGCTCAAGGCCGATTCGCCCGGCTCGGGCATCGGTTCGTCGTCCGCGGCGAACTTCTCGG